AAGAAACGCCGCGCGCCCCGGCCGACCTACTGGCAGGACCTCCCCGAATACCGGGCACCCTGGAACACCCTCATGAAACGCGCCCAGAAACGGGCCATCGTCGGCGCCGTCATCGACGCCACCGCCGCCGGCGGCCTGTTCAGCCAGGACAGGGAAGAAGACGACAACCCCGCGCCCGCGGCGCAGGATGACGGGCCCACCTGGTATGAGCAGGCGCTTGAGAACGCCCTCAGCTTTACCGATATCGAGGCCGGGAGGACCCTATACGTCGAAGCCGGACAGGCCCACCAGGACGGCTCATGCACCAGGCGGCAGGCCGACCATATCCAGAACCGCATCAAGCAGCGCGTCCAGCTCCTCCAGGCCGCCACGCCCGTCGACGTCGAAGACCTCGCCCAGGCCGCGCACGACGCCGCGGACGAGACAGACGATCCCGTCCGGCAGCACCGGCGGCTCGTCGGCGCCGTCCAGGGCAGGATGCACGCCATCGGCTTCGAGATCAGCGAGGACACCCGCGCCGAGCGCATGGCCATCCTCAACCCGATCGCCCGCACCAGCGGCATCGAGTCCACCAGCGATTTCGACGACACCGAGCTCCGGGACATCCTCAAGGCCCTGAATGGATGCAAGGACCAGGCCGCGCTGCTCGCCGTCATCGCGGAAGGCGCCCCGGATGCCACCTAACATGATGACCCCGCTCGGCGCCTTCAGCTACGCCGGCGACGACAGGTCCTGCCAGCGGCCCTGCGGCTGCCTCAGCGACCCCGTCGTCTTCGGCCACTGGCACCCCGGCTGGCGCCGGCTCCTCCCCCGGCAGGAGCCGGGCAATGGGTGACCCGGACGTCCGCGAGACCGGCCGCGCCGGCGCCGGCGGCTCCGTGTTCGCAGTGGGCGCCGGCCGCGGCGCGGTGACGCTCGCGCTGCCCGGCGTCCGCGCCCGCCTCACCGTGGACCAGGCTGACGAGCTCGCCGGCCACCTTGTCACCGCGACCTGGCGGGCCATAGCGCACGCGGCAGCCCGGGACGAGGCGCGCAGTGGATGACGTCCAGCGCCTTGAATCCGAGCGGCTCCGCCCGTCACCGCACGACCTCAGCACGCTCGACGAGCTGTTCCGCAGGCTGCTCGACCTCATCAGCGCCGAATGCAGGCGCGCCGGATACCTGCCCTGACCAGGAAAGAAAGGGAAACCATGAAGAAACTCATCCCCGCCGTCCTCATCGCCGCCGCCGCTGCGGTTGCCGGATTCTCCGGCGCGGCCTCAGCGGCACCGGTTCACGTCCCGCAGTGCCCCGGCTAGTACCTGTGGCTCAACCCGCTCCTGCACAAGCCCCACCCGCTGTGCCTGGCCAACCTGCACTGACCGGGCGCGACTGACCCGGGCTGCGGTGCGGCCTTTCCCCCCGCACCGCAGCCCGCCCCGTCATCGGTCACCACGGGACGGTGGGCACGGCAGATCCACGCCCGCAAGGTCCACTCCTACCTGTGGATCTTCGAGACCGGCGGCTACAAGCGCCGCGGCTGACCCCATCCGCCTACTAAGGAGACAGGACAACTTGAGTGGCACGCCCCAACTGGGAGTACATCCGCATCGACGTGCTGCTGCCCGAGCACCCCAAGCTCGACGGGCTGTCCGACAAGGCGTTCAGGACGCTCGTCGAGCTGTGGTGCTGGTGCGGGCTGAACCGCACCGACGGGTTCGTCCGCGACGCCAAGTGGAAGACGTTCGGGACCAGGGCCGCACGCGACCAGCTGCTCCGCGTCCCGCCCGGATGCAAGCACGGCTTCGCCGAGCGGGTGAACGACGGCTACGTGATGCATGACTTCACCGGACCGCAGGGTCACCAGCGGTCCCGCGCCGAGATCGACGAGCTGTCCGCCAGGCGCGCCGCCGCCGGGCGCAAGGGAGGGCAGGTACGAAGCAAACCGCAAGCAAGTGCTTGAGCAAGTGCCTGGCCGTTTGCTTAGCACTTGCTCAAGCAAACGCGAAGCAAAACGCAAGCAGAGGCAGAGGCAAGTACAAACCCGTGCCTTACGGCAGGACAGGTGCAAGCAACTGCGAGTGAACTGGAATGGTAAATGTCCCGGTCTGACGGTAACTGTTAGGGGGAAAGCGAAATGCGCAAAGCCGACATGAATTGCCATCGCTGCGGTAGCAAAGGCCATTTCGAGAGCGAATGCCCCTACGCCGCCATTGCCAGCGACGGGAAACCGCCGTGGTGCGGATTCTGCGACGAGTGGACCCGCCTCATTGACCATGGCAGCACCGTCAGCCGCTGCCAGGAATGCCACCCGCTGGCCCGCCAGCAGCTGAAACAGCACCGCAAGTGCCCGCACTGCCACGTCACCGTCTACGACTGGGACCATGGCGACTGCGGCTCGCATTCCGGGCCCGCCATTCCTGACCGGCGCCCTGAACGCGAGCACATAAAGTCCGTGATTGCTTCGGGAAGGACATTCCTGTGATTACCGCGCTGTACCGTCCTCATCCTTACCGGCAGCGCCTCGATTCATTCGCCTATTGCGTCTGCGGCCGTAATCGCAGCCACCGCAGCCATCAGCCGCTCCTGTGGAGGATCCTGCACCCCTGGGCCAGCTGGCGGTGAGCGGCTACATCGAGCGCAACGCCCGGTACCGCAAGAATAACCGCGCGGTACTGCGCGATCGCGAAAGCGTACGACGGCACGGGCCGGATATCTTCGCCGAGTTCGCGGTCATGTGGGAGGCGCAACAGGGCAAGTGCTACCTATGCGGCAGGCCGCTCGATCGGACAAATCCGCGCAAGGCGCACGTCGACCATGATCACCGCTGCTGCCCGCAGGCAAAGTCTTGCCGTTACTGTCGGCGCGGCATCGCTTGCAATGACTGCAACACCCTGATCGGCCTAGCGCTTGACGATCCGCAGCACCTGCGGCGCATTGCCGACAATCTCGAGGCCGCCGTCGCTGACGCGACCCGCCGCCTAGCGAGCAAGCCCAGCCGGATCACGCTGTTCGGTGACCTGGAGGTCTCGTGACCCAGCTCGACGACGCCTGCGCGACCATCACTGCCGCCCTCCCCGAAGCCCAGGCGCTCACCGCCGAACCCGACGCCGACGGCGCCGCCAGCGCCGCCATGCAGCCGTCGTCCCGGCCGCCGTGGAACCCTGCGGCCGCCGCTGCCGCCATGGACGCGCACGAAGGCTTGCGCCGCCTTGAAGCATCGTTGCGCATGGCTGTCAACGGTCACCCCGGCTCTCGCCGCGGCGGATCCGACGCCAACACCTACCATGCCATCGCCGCCATCCAGAACCTCGGCGCCGCCGTCACCACCCAGGCAGCCGCGCAGGCCGCCGCTATCCTCGAACGGTGGTCCCGCGCCATCTGCGAGCTGCCCGCCATCGACACCGCCGAGCCATGGCGCCGCATCCACGCGCCCTGCCCCTACTGCGGCCACGCCATGCTCCGCGTCCGCCCCCGGTCCGGCGACGTCACCTGCCTGCGGTACGGCGCCTGCCGCGACCACGACGGACACCACCCCGCCGGCCGCCTCGACATCAGCCACCTCACGTCGGAACCCGTCATCCGCTGGAACGACGGCCTCGTCACATGACCACCGCCTATATCGCCCCAGCCCGCTACGTCCTGACAACCCTTCACCGCATCGACCCGGGCCGGGAAGCTGACCTGTTCTCTGGCCCGGAGCGGATTGACGGGTACACCCGGTGCGGCCTGCCGCTGCTGGAGAGCGAACTGTGGATGCCAGTTGACGGCCGGGACGGCGACCTGCTGTGCACTGGCTGCATGCCAGGCCGTGTGGCGGCGGAACTGCCGGGAACAGAACAAGGGATGCTGCTGTGACCATGCTCACTGCCACTGCCCGCTGCCTGCACTGCGACTGGGCAACCGGACCCGCCACCATGGCCGACGCCGACAAGGCCGCCGAAAAGCACACCAGCGCCGGGCACCCGACCGTCACCATGGCTGAGCCCGCGCCATGAGCCCGATCCGCGCCGAGAACCGGGCCCGCTACCCAGCCGACTGGCCAGCCATCAGCAGGCATATCCGCTTCACCCGCGCAGGCGGCCGCTGCGAATGCGCCGGCGAATGCGGCACCACCCATCCGCCCCTCTGCGAGGCACGCCACGGCCAGCGCAGCCCCTACACCGGATCCATGGTCGTGCTCACCGTCGCCCACCTCGACCACACCCCGGAAAACTGCGACGAGGCCAACCTGAAAGCCATGTGCCAGCGCTGCCACCTCGCCTACGACGGACCGCACCATGCGCAGACCCGCGCCGCGCGATCGGCTGCGACAGCGCCGACGGGACATTCATCCGCTACGGCCCGGATCTCCGCCTGCCCGAAGCGCTCGGCTGGGTCCGGGACGCCAATGAGCAGGGCCTGCTATGGGAAACCGCATGATCGGGCACCATGGATGCCATGGTCCAGGCGGTCACCCTCACCCTCGCCGAAGCCGCCGCCATCCTCGACCCGCCCGTCACCGAACGGCAGCTCCGCGCCATCATCACAGCCCTCGGCTGGCAACCCGACGGCCAGCGGCGCACAGGCAAACCAGGCAACCCCGCGCTCACCTACTCATCAAAAGCCCTCATGGAACTGCACGCCGCACTCATCCCCCACAACCGAATTTCCCAAATTACCGGAAGCGACCTGCAAGAATAAACCATGGACGTCACCCGCAGCGAAGCCGCCGTCATGGTCGACCCGCCCATGACCGAACGCCAGATCGGCACGCTCATCACCATCGCCGCCATCCCCCCCGCCGGCCGCCGCCGCAGAGACAGCGTCGGCCACCCATGGAGCCTCTACGACGCCGCCACCATCCGCCAGGCCCATGCGCAGGAAGCCGCACGCACAGCCAAACAGTTCACCGACAACGACTGGATAGCCTCAGCCCTCCTAGACCGCCAGCTCATCCGCGCCGACACCGAAACCGGCGAACTGTACTGCCCCGATGGCAGCCGCGCCGAGCGGATGAGCCCGAAAATCTACGGCTACGTCCAGGTCGGCCCTCAGCGCGTCCAGGCACACCGCGTCATCTGGATAGCAGCCGAAGGCGAGATCCCGCCAGCCATGCAAGTCAACCACCGCAACCGGCTGCGCTGGGACAACCGCCGCGCCAACCTCGAGCTCGTCAGCATCGGCAACAATATCCGCCATGCCGCCGGCAAGCCGTACCTGCCCTACCATCAGGCCGTCACCCAGCTGGCCATGCTGCCGCAGCCGCTACCGGAAACACCATGCACGGACAACATGACACGCGCGGGTGGCGTGTTCCAGCTGTGAATTAGCGAAGACCCCGTGATTTAATGTGCTCGCGACCGCATGCCCTGATGACGGGAGCAGCCTGAGCCATGGTTGCCTACATCCTCGGCTGCTCGACCATGCTGATCGTGGGATACATCGGCGGCTGGCTCCAGCACCGCGCATTGACGCGGCGCTGACCATGGCGCGGACCCGGCGGGACTGGCAGCGGTGGGCACGCCATGGCACCACCGCCCAGCGCGGCTACGGCAGCCAGCACCAGGCCGAACGGGAACGCCGCCTCGCCGCCTACCGGCCCGGCGACCTGTGCGCCCACGGCGGCGAACCGCTCACCTGGCCCCGCGAGCTCGCCCGCCGCTGGCTCGACCTGCCGCATAACGCCACCCGCACCGGCTACCTGCCCGGCCTGTCCTGCCGCTACCACAACCGGCAAGAGGGCGCGATCCGCGGCAACCGGGCACGCCGCCCGGCCCGGGCCTGGCAAACCGCACGGCCATGGTGAGCCGCGGACATAATGCCCCGGCCGTAATGCTACGGACAGTCACCAGATTCGCGGTCACGTTCCGTGCCTGCCAGCAGTGGCGGACACGCACAGCGACATCGGCCCTCGGCGGCCGCCCGCGCCGCCTGGCCGACCATGGCAGGCCGCGTGGCGCTGACCTGCGGAAACGCGCTGGCTCGAGTCGCCCAGCGCGCACGCCTGGCCCCATGACCCGCCCGCAGCCAAAAACATTTTTACAGGCCAAACTAGGGCTTCACGGAGGGTGACCACCCCGGTTTCCGTGACGCTCCGTGACCACCCCGGGGGTGACTGTCCGTGACGGCTTCCGGGCCGGTTGAGCGTGCCGTGCGCGCTGAGCTGCGTGCCCTGAAGTGCTCGGTCCAGTCGGACGGCTCGGCGGCGCTTGCGGTGGCGCTGGCCAGGCAGATCGACTCGGCCCGGGGCGCGGTGGCCGCTGCGGCGGCCGCCGCGCAACTCCGGCTCCTCCTAGACGACCTGCGGGCCGCCGCGAAGGACGCCAGGCCGGAAAGGACGGCTGTCGATGCCCTCCGCGCTGATGAGCTCGCCGCGCGGCGTGCCGCTGCTGGGTGACCAGGAGCCGCGGCTGTGCTGGCTGCCGCCGTCCGACCGGGACGAGTCGGGCCGCAACGCGGTGAAGCTCGCCGCGCATGCCGGCCTCGAGCTGGATCCGTGGCAGCAGTTCGTGCTGGAGGCTGGGCTGCGGCGCCGTGGGAGCCGGTGGGCGGCTTTCGAGACGTGCCTGATCGTCGCCCGGCAGAACGGCAAGGGGACCGTCTTGGAGGCGCTGGAGCTGGCGGCGCTGTTCCTGTTTCCTGATGTGCGGCTGATCTTGCATTCGGCGCATCAGTTCAAGACGGCGGCTGAGGCGTTTCTGCGGATCCGGTCGGTGATCGAGGGGCATCCGGATTTTGAGTCGCGGGTGTCGCGGATCCGGACGGCGGCGGGTGCTGAGGCGATTGAGCTGAAGGACGGGAAGCGGCTGCGTTTCGTGGCCCGCTCGAGCGGGTCGGGCCGCGGGTTCACATCCGACTTGGTCATTCTCGACGAGGCGTATGAGCTCGGTGACCAGGAGATGGCGGCCCTGTTGCCGACGTTGACGGCGAGGCCGGATCCGCAGGTGTGGTACACGTCGACGGCTGGTAATCCGGGGTCGGTGCAGCTGGGCCGGGTGCGGCGGCGTGGCCTGGCGGGCGGTGACGGGTCGCTGGCGTTCCTGGAGTGGTCCGTTGACGAGAACGGCTACGACCCGGCGGACCCTGCGGAGTGGGCGCGGGCGAACCCGGGGATGCATACGGGCCGTATCACGGCTGATTACATCGAGCGTGAACGGGCCGCGCTAGGTCCCGAGGCGTTCGCCCGTGAGCGGCTGTCGATCGGTGATTACCCGGTTGACGGCGGCTCGTGGGAGACGATCTCGGCGGATGCGTGGGACGCCTGCGCGGCGCCCGGGGCCCGGCTGTGAGCGGCGAGGTCGCGTTCGCGTGCGAGATCAGCGAGGACCGTAAGAAGGCGGCGATCGTGGCGGCCGGGCGTGAGGTGGACGGGACGCGGGTCCTGGTGGACCTGGTCTGGTATGAGCACCCGCGGGGCGCGGTGGGCCGCCTCCAGTCGCTGTGGGAGAAGCATGACCCGGTGGCCGTCGTGGTCGACGCCAGGAGCCAGTCGGTGACGTTGCTGAAGCCGCTGGCCGAGGCGGGGATCCTGGTCACGGAGCCGAAGACCGGGGACGTCGCCACGGCGCACGGCGAGTTCCTCGACCTGGTGAACGACGGGCAGCTGGCGCATCTGAGCCAGCCGCCGCTGACGGCGGCGGTGCAGGCGGCGCAGCAGCGAGCCCTGGCGGGTGCCCAGGCGTGGGAGCGGCGCGTCACGGTCGACCAGTCGCCGCTCGTCGCGGCAACCCTGGCATGCTGGGCGTTCCGCCGCTGGCTCGAGCTGTCAGCACCTGGTGTCTGGGCTATCTGAGGAGGCGATCGTGCGGCTGTCGGTGGTGCTGCTGCTCGTGTCGCTGGCCGGGGTGCTGGGCGGTGCGGCGCTGATCGGGACGTGGGCGCTGGGCCTGGGTATCGTCGCGGATTCGGTGGCGGTCGGCGTGTACGCGCTGCTGCGGGATGACGGCCGCGGCGTCCAGGCGCCCCCGGTGCACCAGGTGCCGACGCTGCATGATGTCCTCGAGCGGGCGCGGGCGTCGTGAACACAGAGATCGACCTCGGCGACGGGCACAGCATCAGGTTCGCTGACTGGGATCCCGACCTGGACCTTAACCCGCAGTACCGTGATATGGCTGACCAGCTGCCTGCGCGGGTGACCGGGCTCGTCCGTCACAAGCTGCCCGGCGTCAATCCTGGCACGCAGGGCGGTTACTGCGAGGGCGCGATTACTTTCGATACCCCGGCCGCCAGTGCGTACTTCAGCGGCCCGTTCTGGACGGTTGAATCCTGGGATCCGCTGACGCTCTCGCCGTCGCTGCTGTGCGAGTGCGGTGACCACGGGTTCATCCGCGACGGCCGGTGGGTGCCGGCGTGAGGCTCCTGGACCGGCTGATCCGCCGTGACGGCTACTGGGAGGGCCAGGCTAGCGGCGCTGCCGTCCTGACCAGCAGTTACTCGTCGGCGGACCGGGAGGCGGTGCTTCCGCAGCTGGCCGCGTGGGCGCAGCAGGCGAACAGCAGCAACGCGGTGGTGTTCGGCGCGGCGCTGGCGAGGATCGCGCTGTTCTCCGAGGCGACGTTCCAGTTCCAGGCGAAGGACGATAAGCACCTGTTCGGGAACATGACGCTGGCGAAGCTTGAGGTGCCGTTCGGGCCGAATACGACGGCGGCGCATCTGCTGGCGCGGATGGAGCAGGACGTGTTCCTGGCGGGGAACGCGTATATCTGGGATGCGCCGGGTGAGGACAGGCTGGTGCGCCTGCGCCCGGACTGGACGACCATAGTTTCGGAGCGGGTGCAGGTGGGCGGGGGCGGCTATTACCGGCGGCCGCTGGGGTACTGGTGGGAGCCGCCGAAGACGCAGCTGGACCAGGGGCAGGGGTTCATGGTGCCGGCCGGGGAGTGCGTGCACTGGGCGCCTATCCCTGACCCGCAGGCTGATTTCCGGGGGATGGCGCCGTTGACGCCGGTGTACCGGGATGTGCTGGGTGATGACGGCCTGGTGCAGCACAAGGTGCGGTACCTGCAGAATTCGGCCAGCCCGAATCTGCTGATCAAGTACAGCCAGAAGCTGCAGCCGGGCACGGTGGACTCGATCCGTGAGCGGATGCACGCCCGGTACGGTTCCGCGAATAATGCGTATAAGACGCTGGTCCTGGATCAGGGCGCTGACGCGACGGTGATCGGCAACAGCCTGGTGCAGATGGATTTCTCGAACGTCTCCGCGGCCGGGACTGAACGGATCCTGGCTGCGTGCGGCGTTCCGGGGGTCCTGGTCGGCCTCGAACCCCTGCGCGGGGCCGGCCGGGGCTTCGAAGAGAGCATGACGAAGTTCGCGAACTTGTGGGCGCGGCCGCAGTGGCGGTCGGTGTGCGGTGCTCTGGAGCAGCTGCTGGATGTGCCGGCGGGGAACCGGTTGTGGTTCGACACGTCGGATATCGCGGCGCTGCAGGACGGCGAGATGGAGCGCGGCCAGGCCGCCCTGGTGCGGGCTCAGGCGCTCCTCGCCCTGGTGCAGGCCGGTTACACCCACGAGTCGGCGGTCGCGGCGGTGGAGTCGATGGACCTGTCGCAGCTGGAGGCGGGGGGAATCGGGACGCCGGGGTCGTCGTCGCCGGTGCAGCATCAGCTTCCGCAGCCCGGCCAGCCGGGCGCGACCGCTACGCCGCTGCCGCCGACACTTGGCAGATTGCCAGTCGGCAGCACGTCGCCGGGTGACGGCGGGAACGGGTCCAGGCCACTGGCGCGGCCGTCGAGCGCGCG